CACTCGGCTTGTCAATCCCCCCTGCCACAACTCCCCAGACAATAATACTTAAAGTCTCCATCGCCACACTATCAGATGAAGGCCCAACCTTAAGACTAAAAACAAGATAAGGAGGTGACACTCCAACAGATTTTGGGTCAATATCCACATTGAGCTGGAATACATTATTATTTATCCCATATCCTTTTAAGAGATTGTCACCTACAAATAAATCCCTCAAAGCATCAGCTATATCAGACCTCAAAATTAACCTCCACCCTTATAACTAACGCCAGCTCCTGGACGAATCATCCCCGCACTCCTACCAACCTGAAGAAGCCCGCTACTAGCACCAATAAATGCTCTATTAGACCCCTTTTGCCCCAACTTAGTCCCTGCCATCGTCCCCTTTATTGCAGAATTTACCAATGCACGAACCTGTGTCGCCTTATTCTTAAAGGCAATTGCTACAAAATCAAACCCCCAGTAACTTGTCTTAGCTTCAGCATTCTCATAATAATGTCTCTGCCACTTCTTCCCTGCCGCATGAGTTCTAAATATCGGTTTTCCACCCATAGACTTCAAAAATATCGGAACCACCTGACCATGCCCTGTCTCTGGATAATTCCCTCTAACAAAATATCTCAAATATGGAGCGACAGATTCATCTGCCCACGCATGTCCAACAAGTCGCCCCCTAGACGCATCAACAATTCCCCAATCTATTGATGAATATATCCTCCCACTACCAAGCCACGGTGTCGAGGCAGTTTTAGCAGCAACCAACTTCTGCATTTCCTGACCAAAGATTTGAACCCCCTTCTCAACAGCTAAAACAACCGAATTCTCAACAAAGTACATCACCCTCTGCATACCGAACTTAAACTTCTGCCAACCAACTATATGGAGCATACCCCCCATAATTCCTGCTCGGCCAGCAATCTGTTGCAACCTAAGAATATCGTTATTAGCAAAAAACTTTTCTCTAGCTATTCCCATCCCAGACATAGGCCGAACTGCCCCACCAAATCCATATCTAGGAGAACCTAATCTTCCAAGTGCCGGCATTAGAAACTCACCCTTTGCAAATATGCTTCCTGAAACCAAACCTGGCCAAAGCCACAACATCTATCGACAAGCAAAACCTTGAATTTAATTAACCCCCACAAAGAAGATATCAAAGTATCTCCTTCGGCAATATCTTGATCTGCCTCAAAAAAAGCCACATGAGAAGCATCATGCTTAACTCCGCCTCCAGAAGTGACAGTCCAATACCGAGTATTCGCAGATATATGGGTTTTAATTCCTGTGTACAAAACAGTCTCTGCCCCTGTTATAGTTCCAGAACCAGCAACAGATGGAGACTTCCTACGAGAAATAGAACAAATATCAGTTAAAGCAAAAGAAATTATGCTCATGCAAAAGTCACCTTGTTCTTATATGTTCTCTCTACCCTATCTAGTAACGTCTGTACTTCATCATCATACTTTGTCCTATACTTAGCGTCACCAGAATCAAAATTCAAAGCAAAGTCAGCAACCCTTATGCTAGAGATACTCAAGAATGGAATCCCAGTCAAAGTCGTCTGGGCATCACTTTCTTTCTTAGAGATAATGGCAATCCTAGCAAGCAAGGCAGTAGCTGCATCCATTATTAACTGTGGAATCTCGGCATAGCCATATTTATAAGTAACCCTGACACAGTGAATAAAGCGACCATATCCAAATTCCCCAACAGTCTCGCCCGTAATGCCTTCACGTCTAAACTCAAGTCTCCCATGTGGATACCAAACAACATCTGTATCTGCATCCACATCATCAATAGCATTCACTCTGAGAATAGTTGAGTCTGTAGATTGAGCATCATTGATAACCTCAGCTACCTCTGTAACAGGAAAATGTCCAAGTATAAGCGTTTTCTGTCTAGGATTCCTTATATCAATATATTCAGTGACAGAGACCACTCCCTTAAATTTCACTCCACCAGTCTTACTATGAATTATCTCATCTATCTCTTCCAACCAACCCGCGTCTATCTTATAGACCTCAAGTCCAGACATAGCAGCCGCGGCATCTACATCTGCATAATACGGCACAGTAAGATTGGCGATAACCTCAAAAAACTGAGGTTGAGGAGCTTCTTGGGTAGCCGAAACATCAGCCGTCGCCCCAAATACAGCATAATAGCTACGCCCTACAACAGCATCAGCCTTCAGTGTAAATTCATAGTAGTAATATCCAGGAGTAATCTTAGTTGGAGTTCTACTGCTAAGAGATACTCCGCCAGAGTCGATAAGTATTGTGCCAGAAGGGTCATATATTGAAACAACAGGCGTAGTCGGGTCATACAAAACTCTAGCCTTTGAATACCAATGCAAGAGTCTTACTTTAGTTCCTTGTCTGACTTTAACCATTCACTTCACCTCCACAATATGTTACTACTTAGGTCGGCATCTTGACAATAGAAGGTTTCAATTTATTTATGGCCTCTGGACTACGAAGTTGAATCTTATACCGAAACGAAATGCCCCTTCTCGGATGAACACCAAATATCCATTGTTCAGGGAAACTCCTAACCCGCATCTTCTTTGCGGCATACATACTCACGCCTGGCCAACATCCATTAACTATCTTCTCCCCAGAAGTAAGAGGAGTTGTCGCACTTGCATGAAAATGCCCAAGTATCATCGAATGGTATGGGACTTCTAGCATTTGCATATAGCTCATGGCTGCCCTATCAATCCCATAGTATGGAATTGAAAGATAACTCGGAATGTCATCCCCATGAAGGAGTAAAAACGGATGCCCTTTGACATCCACCAACTGGAACCAAGTCTCTGCAATAAAATGAGTAATCTCCCCCTTCTTGGTATAAGCACTTACCAACTTATCTTTCATCACATAGAAGAGCCAATCCCAATTTAGTTTCGTTGGTAACGCGCCAGCCCCTCTCCCACCTGGGATTCCATGATTCCCAACAACCTCAACTGTACGGATTCTCTTAGCTCTAACCCTATTACGAAGAGAAATCTCAAACTTAGAAAAACAATCAACTCCAAGGGCAACACTTTCTGCCGCATTCATATCCAGATGATAAGGCTGCCCCTTAAAAACATCATGGCCCTCAACAATATCTCCTAGATAGAAAAGACACAAGTTACCAATCGGCCTATTTCGTCCTTCTATCTCACATATCCTAACAATCCCATCCTCAAAATTCTTCAGTTCTTCAAGATAAAGGTCTTTATTATATTCACCTAAGCCACCAATCTCTTCCTTACGAATCAAAGACCCAATCTGAGAATCACTAATCACAACAATAACATCTTCCTCGTCATACATAACTTCACCAGAAGACTCAATAACTGGAGGAGGAGCATAATCTATCGCCTGAATATATGGCTTAAGCATATCGGCAATAGCACACACATATGGGTACTCTCTTCCCAGTCTTCTCCCCTGGGCCTCACGAATAAGAAGATCGAGCATACTTCTTCTCTCATCCCGATCATCCCGATGAGCCTCCTCACACGGACGATTAGGATACAAGACAGGTCTGTCTATCCCTAGTCGCCTCAATTTCTTGATCCCCCGTTCAACATGATAGACAGAGCAACCAAGGTCTCTAGCACTATCCTCATATGGAGTCTTAGAACCTTGGTGTCGCCTCAAGACTTCAAGTAATCTATTCCTATCACTCTCATACGACCAGTCTAGATTACCTTCTACCACTTTATTTGACATTGTGACCTCCATAAAGGATTGCCCCTTGACCATCATTGACAACCTCAAACATCTGGCTATCAACAATAACTATTACTGTCCTGATAGGATTCACCCTATAGGTCAAAGTCTGACGCAGAAAATAGTGGCCCGGCGGAGTACAGGTTGGGACAACAGTATCCATCGTTTTCACGACACAATCTCCCGTTGGGAGATTCCTAATTGTAGATGGGACTGTAATTACCACATCATTCATAAATTGAGTCCCCACCTCAGCAGGGAGACTCATAGATTTATGATAATCCACCAGTAGTATGACTTGTTCCCCAGGATGAACCTCTGGAGTAAGAACCTGAATAGGAGTAACATTAAACCTGATAGGATGGTATGGATAGTCCAACCAGAAGAAACAAGTGGCCACCAAGACAAAAAAGATCGCCACTGTCAAAAGAGCAAATTTATATGACCATGAAGAACTCCAAAATTCAGCCACAAAGAGAACAATTTTTCTCATTTTGCTATCACCAACTTCACAATTGCGCCAACAACGGCAATCAAAATTACCCCAACAACTCCATAAGCAATCTTTTTGACAGGATTAAATTCCTCCTTGGTTACATATTCCTTTTCGAGACGAGTTTTAATTTCTAGAACAGCCCCCTTAATATAACCAAGATCATTGGCCATAACAGCTAACTGTGTTTTCTCAGATGTATCTTCCGAGCTGCTCATAACCACCCCCTACCTTACCAAATTTCTCTCAACCATCACAAGGCTCCTACCATCCATTAACAATAAGCTCACAAAAATAATCCGCACGATTCAAGAATGTATGACGCAAAAGCACCTGACTTTGGCCCTCTTTAGCAATGGCCCGTCTCTCAGAATTGCGTCCAAGATAATACGCAACTTTCTCTTCAAGCTCACCAAAAGAAGTATAGGCAACATAATGCTTATCTTCTTGGAACAACTTAGACAAACCACTCTCTTCACTAAGGCGATTAGTCAGTAAAAGACTCCCACAACCCATCGCCTCAAATATTCTCATGTTAAGATCATCCTTAACAGAATAATTATACACTATCTTGGCATTACTGTATATCCCCGCCATTTCGCCAAGAAATTTAGAACCAGAAGTAAAAATCTGCCTCTTTTCTCCTAACAACTCTAGCCATCGTTTACGAGGAGGAATAGACCCCTTATAGTTCGAGCCTACAAAAGCAATATCATATTTTTCTGTTACCATTGGATCACCAAGTCCAATACTATCAAAGGCAAGTGCCAACCACTCGACATAATTTTTCCCTATCTCTTCATATCTAGACACATATTTCTTCTGTGCTACACAAATCGCGTCAGCGACAAGTGCAGTCTGGAGGTTCTTTTCTAGACAAATCGGATCAGTCAATGCCCAATAGACTATCGGCATCTCCGTAACCTTAAATCCTTGTGGCAGACCATCTTGCAGGCCAACAAGTATCATCCCTTGAGCATTAAATCCTTTAACCTCATTCCAATAACCTTCCCACTCCCAGTCGCCCTTTTTGAATGGACGAGTATCAATCATCCAAACAACATGCCCTCTAGCCTCTAATGCTCGCCTGAGACATTCACCGGTACTCCATGGACGATATCGACACATTAGAAAAAGTCTCATTGTCCTCTCCTATCAAAAAACTCCTTGACTGCCTCTGGCAACTTCCCACCGAATAATTCCGCCGTACCGCCACCATGAGTTGGCTGTGTCGGCATCCCCCACTTCCAATCACTCCATGTATCAACAACGGTTTTCTCTATCCCTCGATTCCGATAATAGGTGAGTTTATCCAGCACATACTGAGCATCTCTAGCATACGATAAGTGATAACAAACACGACCAAATACTTTCTCCTTATAAGCAGGATATTCAACTCTAACTCCATCCTTAACAAAATAATTAAAATTATCTTCATGTCTAAAGGCAGAATCCCGTCTCCAGAATCTGACAGGCCGACTATCCCATTGTCCACCAACAGCAACCACAGTTGGGCCTTTCCAGAAGTGGTACATCCCCACCCTAACCATTGTAAGTTGCATATTGCTACGAAACTCATCTAGAATGTCATAAATATCGCTCATATAGTAGAACTCATCAGCGTCTAGTTTCATATATATATCGCCCGTAACTTCTTTAGCTATCGCATTTTGCATCTCTATCTTGTCTTCCCAAAACTCAAATCGACTGATAACTTTTAGTTTTCCTTCTGAGTCATGGTCACATTGAAAGTCATTTATTATCTCAGATGTGCCATCAATACTGCGGCCATCCTTAGTGGCAGCAAAAGTAAAATCCTTAACTGCACCTTCGACTATAATAATCTCATCAGCAATATCATAGATATGCTCTAGGCACAATCTAATTGTGTCGGCACAATTAAAGGCAAGTATCCCCACGCTCAACTTCAACGGGAAAATCGCATCTGTTATTCTTCTACAACCAGATTCCAGTGTCGCAATCGACGTAATCTTCTCCTTCGCCTTCAAGAGATTGGTTTCTATCTTACCTCTGACTATCCCAATAGCGGTATCAACGAGTAACTTCGCATTATTCATCTCTACATATTTTATCGCATCTCCATACACTTCCCTAAGAACAGGGAGATCATAAGCGACAACAGGAGTCCCCATATAAAGCGCCTCCATCGGAGGGATTCCAAACCCATCAAATCTACTCGGATACAGAAGAACCTTAGACCTCGCCAAAATAGTGAACTTACCCATATCATCCATCGCCTCATGTGCCTCAACAACTCCCGCATATCCATCCAATAATTTTACCACATCAGTAGCCTTAAACCCAAGGACGTATATCTTTGGAGGAGAATCTTTTATCCCCTTAAGATATCTTACTTCGGCTATCGGCATTTTATGAGAACTCTGACGAGATAAAAAGACTATGGAATTCTCCTTCTCAGCCTCTATAGAAATCCCTGCTTCAGCAATCTTAGCAATATGTTCGCTGATACATGGATAAACATAGGTAAACTTATCCCTATCTACTATACCATCAAGCCATTCCTTCGCATATTCGGTTGCAATTGCGGTAAGACAAACAACTCTAGAGACGTCCTCCATCGCTAACCGATAACCTCTCCACACATTTTCATTGGCATCAGCAGCAGATACTCCAAGATGATGTCTTACAAAATTAGGACTTTCAAATAAAAAAGCTACAAGCGGGACATTCCACTTTCTCGCATAACCCCTTGCAATTTCTAGGCCCAATTTCGGAGTTCCTATCACTAAATCAAAATTGCTGTCCTCCACCTTAAACGCATGATGTATATTGATCTCAAAGTGACCTCCGAAGTTTATGTTTTCCCCTATATTGTGCCATTTCGCCTTCCTATCAGTGAATACAACCACATCGGCCACAGAAGAAAGTAGCCTAGAAGCAAGCATTATCCAGTACCTTCCTCCACTGAAATGAATAGAAGACTCCATAAAGACCGCTATTCTTGGCCTTTTACCCTCTACTTTAGGAGGTTTATATTCAAATTCAACTATTGACTTATCACCTTTTACAAGTCCAATTATCAAATTTAGATAGTCAAATAGGGAGGAACCATCCATCTCTGTCAGCCCCTCCCTATCCATCGTGATGATTACCTCATCACCTTCTAGCCTAACTTGTGCTGGCTTATTCATTCAAACTCCTGTCTGCTCACGCAGAGAATCTATTATGAGCCGTAATCAGTAGGAACAGTAAGCCCCATAAGATAACACATCGCAGCATCGCGTTCCCACGCAAAGGCGATACGTTCAGACACGATGACCTTCATAATCTCGTCATCCCACCATGGAGCAACTCTCACCCTAATCAGCCTTCTATCACCAATGATTACGTTCTTCTTGAGAACAAGAAGTCCTTCACCACTAGCAACAGTCGGGTTGTTACAGTAAGCACTGTTTATTACGTCGATAGTATTAAACAACTTACCAACAACACCCGTCACCAAAGTCGCCTGGTCGCCCATAACGTCCTTAGTAACCAGCCTATCCTCAAGCATAAGCTGACTCGCTGACCAAGGATTAAGCAGAAGAGCCAGCCCAGGCTGATTCTTCCCATACTTTCCTAGCCGATACAGACACTCAACTATCACTTCCAGAGAAATCTCAGCACTTCCAGCATTAACCATAGGTACGTTTACCCCGCCATCGTCGGCTGCATAAGAAAGAAGTCCCCAAAACAAAAGTCTGTGGTCTTCATTCTCAAACCATACGACATCGGTAACATTCGCCTCAGTTGCAGTAACATTAGCATAAGTAGGATCACCAATCATCATGGTCTCCTCTTCTGCCTCTCCCATTGCCGCAGCGAAATCATCCTTAACAAGCTGAGTAACGTCAAACAAAGAGTCATCAATGAAGTCTTCATCAATAATACACCTTGCCAACAGCTTACCAGCCGTAAGGGTCAACGTATCTGTAGTAAATCTAGTACTTGGGGCAGTTTTGCCCACCGCCGTTTGCTTGTAGACCTTTAGCCCACCAAGCAACCTTGGAATGTCTCTCGTCGGCCCCTTCATAGGTTCAGTCCTAAAAAGTTGCCTACAGAAAGTAAGTTCGCGCATCCAAGCGATAAACTCATTCGCCATATCTGGCGGAATGAAATCATGCCCGTAATTAGGCGAACCAGAAGTACCATGAAGTCCTACCGTTGAGTCTCTCAGAATTGCATCATCAAGAGTACCTTTTCGCATTTTATATTTTCACCCCCTTGCTAATAAGATAGAAACAAGACAACTATTCGCTGTCGTCTTCCTCAGTATCAGCAGACTTATAAGCTCTGCCTATGATACTATTCCAGAAAGCAGTCCTCACTACCTTCTTTTCCTCCTCCGGCAAACTTTTATACTCCCTCTTCTGGGGAGCAGGAGTATTCTTGTCACCAGACGGCGTAGTATCTACACTCTTCCTATCAGCTGATTGGATAACCAAGTCCTTTGAGAACTTCTCAAAAGCCTTCTCCACAACGCCATTCAAAGACTCCATTATCTTCTCCGTGTCCGTCCTCTCAGGCGGTTTCGTCTGAGCAGCAGGCTCCTCTTTCTTTGGCTCAAAAGCCTTAAGAGCATTCTCTATCGCAACAATGCGAGAATCAAACGCCTTAAACTTATCGTCACCAAGAATAGCAGAACGAACCTCAGTTATAATAGCCTCCTTGTTGGCATCAACCATCTCATCTAGCAAAGAGCGCATAGTTTCCTCAAGATTTTCCATTATCTTTTCGGATACCTTAGTCACTATTTCCTGTGTCTTTTCGTCCATCAATATTCACCCCCTTAGTTTTGGTCTTCATCAATACATTCCCTGATTGCCAAGGAACTTACCGCAACACTTCTAGCCACAATATCAGTCAACCCACGAAGTACAAAATCCCCAATCTTACCTCTATCCCCACTCGGCAACTTCCTAAGTTCTTCAATAGTCGCCATTGTTCGCTCGACATTCTCTTCACTCATCCGGTTAAGAGCCGCATCACAAGCACGAAGAATATTTTTATCTAGTTTCTTCCTGTTCTCCCCACCACAACTACACATCCCACATCTAGTACAGCCTATGTGAACTCCCCCAAGAATATCCGCATGTTCAAGACCACTCAAATCTAGCGTCCTAGCCAATGACTCTACCGGAGAGACCATGGCCCCTGGCATCATAGTGATACTATACTCTATAGGTTCACCATCACGATATTCAATATAATAATCTTTCGCCTTGCCCTCTTCAACCAATTGTGCATCAAGAATTCTCGCCATTACAGAATAATAGATTCCAATACCAAACTGTTGTTTCCTCAAAATCAAACCAACTTGAGGATTATCCTGCGGCGATTCAATAGCCGACCTGATAATTATAGATGAAGAATCACCAGATACCTTCTCTACATAGCCAAGGGAATCTTCGATAGTATGTTTATGCCAAGCAAAGACCGGTCTTCCCTTAGACTGTTTCTTCATGCTTGCCATAAATGATTCCGTCATCCGTGCCCTATATCTATCGGGCTTTGTATTCACTCCCTCACCAATAAGAACTATCTTCTCTGGCTTTGGCTCTTTATCAGAACCAATCGCCCTCTCCAAGGTAAAAGCAGCAGGAATAACAAAAGAAACCACACCACTGCCACTTCCGATATCTTTGAGTGGGATTGGATATTCACGCCTAGCGACGAGTATATTCACATCGGCAAGAGCATCTAGAAATGCCTCACCTAAACTATTGATCGCCTTCTTCTTGAAATCTCCCATCCCAATATCCTTTGCATGCTTCCTCATATGAACAAGAGCCATCTTAGCATCAGAATCCTTACTTGCCTTCTCCTTACCACCATGCCATCTCGCCCCACTAGCTTCAGCTATTCCGGCCTTAAGTCCTCCACTATGCAAATACATAACCCCGTTTTTAACAAAGTGATGAGGATACTTCCATGTTGACCTCTTCTCAGGATCACCAACAACGGCAAAAGCCTCTTTTGGCAACTTCGACTTATCAACAGTAGACCACTTAGGTTCACTCTTCGCCAATGTAGAATTATGAGTAAATGCTCGTTTTATTTTATCATCCATATGTTTCACCTCCCACTCGTTTTCACTAGGATTATATACAAACTTTTCTCTAATAGCATCCCATGCCAAGTCTCTTGCCTCCTCATTCGAGAAGGATTGAGCCTTGGCCTCATTATATGCAGTCACCCAAATAGAGATACCATCAGCCGAAAGAGTTACAGCAACATTGATAGGAAGGTCAGGGTCATCAGGCGCAAATGAATCCTTCAGGTCATAAGCCCTTTTCTTCGGTTTCCATTTACCATCAGGAGCCTTGTAATACTTAGCTTTAACAGCCGACCAAGCAGCCTGTCTTGCCTTATTGTCGCAATCACCTCGATTATGTGCTTGACAATCAGCATAAGCATCATTAAAGACTTTACGGAAAAGGGCAATAACGCCCTTAGACTGATTCTTTACCGCAGTCGGAATTTCATTTGGGCCATATGGCACTCTATAACGACCTCCTCTATTAGTAACCCGTACTTGCTAAAACTCTAACGACTTAGAAGAATTATGTCAAGTATTCTTTTTAGTCTATAGTTTATCTCCTAAGTATAAAGCTAAGTTACCCGCAATAACAAGAGTTTTAACTCGTTTCCCATCATCATCAGTAGCAAACGCTAAAGTCAATCCGCCAGTATCATTCACATACACATCAAGAAGCGTCCCGCCAATAAGTTGTCTAGCAAGATTCTGAAATTCATTATCTTCTTTATCTCCCCAACGGAGCATCTTTCCAAATACTACTGACATATCTACCTCACTGGGGTTGAATTAACTCCACCAAGTAAAACGTACTTCCGCCTTCCAGCAATACGTCTCGTTATTCTTTTTACTCCTTCCGTCTCCTCTTCCAAAGTAAGACCAGTAGGAAATCCATTTCTTCGCCTGAGCATCCTTGCTTCCATTGGAGACAAACTACTTGGAATTATCGGTTTCGTCTCATCGCTTCTCTCTATAGTCCCATCCTCTTCCTCATAGTCTTTCTTTACTGCCCTTACTCCACTAGCCTTCTTCTCAGCCGCTTCCTCTGGTGTATCAGGAAGAGGAGCGAAGCTACCAGAAACAAGAGGTCTTTCTCCCCATGGAACCCTCGGCTTGCCGAGTTCATCTCTGACATCATTTATCGTGATTACATAAGTCTTCAGATAGCGTTCATCAACTTGAGATTGGATATCCTCATCAACCAAATCCATACCATAATAGTCAAGATATACGTCATCATATCCAAATCCATTCTCATCCCAAACAACATACTGGTTAATCGCATCAGCAAAAATCTTCAACTGTGGCTTTATTGCGTCTTCCTTAAATGCCTCATCCTGTTGCTCGGAATTAAGTCTCCCAGTAGTAGGAAGAATAATCCCCATAACAAACGGCTGAACTCCATAAACTGCCATTATCTTAGTCAATAGCCAATATGAATACTCTTGGAACTGCATGTCTGCCTGTTGCATACTAAACATTCGCATATCAAGAGTTCCATTTTCATTAGCAGCAAGAAGTGGCCTATGTGGATTTCCACGAAGTTCTTGGTCAAAGTAATCACGCCATCTCGCCATCTTAACGGCAATCTCTTCCTCAGTGCTACCCACATTGTTGAATAGAAGCATAAATTTCGGTGTGGCATCATTAGCAAAAAAATCAAGGTTGTAATTAGCAGTATAGAGATCGGCAGCAACAGTAGTTTTCAAGGTTTCAAGCGGAGACAGCCCTCCAAGACAACCACTTCTTGGGTTAAGAACAAAGTAAATCAGTTCATTATACGAAAATAAGGCAACCTTTTTCCCACCAACCACCTGGACATATGAACTCTCCCATGGAATCTTGCCTGTCTTTTTATCTTTATTAAACTGAATAGTAGGCCCACTGACAGTGACCAACTGATAGATATTATTATTGGCCTTCCCCTTAGACCTCACTATCTCAAGTGCTGCCGCATCATATATCAAAAGGTCTTTAACAATCTTGCTTCTCATAGTAGAGAAGTTCTCAAAATAAGCATTAGGATTATCTAGAAACTTTTGTACCTCATCTGCCCTTCTCATAGATGCTCGACTTGCCCTGCTCTTGCCATATGGGACTAAAGCCTTAACAACTGGCTCAACAGCAGCAACCCTACGAGTTATTTTGTCTACACAACACCGCACCCAAACATTATGCAGATACATCCATAACATCTGGTCATAACTCAATGTCTGCCCAAGAGCATTATCCCTCCAGAGAGAATCCATCGCTTCAGAAGTAGAAACCCCTGGCCCACCAAAAATAGATTGAGGTGAACCGCGCTGTTTCACATCAGCCTGCAAAGAAAATGCTCGCTTTATTCCTATCAATTACTTCACCATCGCTTTCTTAATACCACCAAGGTCATTGGCTCTCTCACTAAGCCATCCAACCGCTACAGCTCCACCCACAGAAGCGAGTCCAATAATCCACTGGCCTCTAAAGTAGTTTACCATTGCACAATACAAGAAAGCAATAATAAACAACATTAGAATCAATTTGAAAGCCTCTTGGAAAAGTAAATATAGCCACTTCTCTATCCACAATCCGACCCTAGTAAACGTCCTGCTAGAAGAAGCAGAAAGCAAACTTAATCTATGCCTTATCAAAATTCCCCGAAGCCGTTTTTCATCAGCGACTACAGCATCTGACTTCTTAGTCGGCTTCTCTTTCATCTTGGTCTGTGTAGAACCTCTCGGCTTGAGCTTTACATTTTCGCTCAAGCTGAGCTTGCTTTTCCTCTGAGGATTTTCTTGGGATGTTTTCTCCGTTGCCTCCGAATCCAACATATAGTGAGTCACCTCCTACCTTTCTTGCTGGCATCAGCATTGTGTATGCAGCGCAAGCTGCAACACTATCCGATACATCCTTTGAACCATGTGACAATCCTTCCAACTGTTCTCTCAATGCGCTATACACTGGATGATTCCACTTTCCAGAATCATCTCGATGAATCTCAATTATCTCTCTCTCATATATGGAATGAGCGTATCTACTTACCAACCCCTGGTATTCTAACGACTTAAGAGTATCATATGGAGCAGTAGTCTTGTCAACACTAAATACTTCTGCGTTTATCCCCTTGCGTTTCAGTTCCTGCATCATCTCTACGTTATTCCATCCATCCATACTGACTCCAGAAAGATTGAACCCTCTATCAATCAATGCAAAAATAAGTCTCCTCACTCCTTGGAGCGACACCTCGCCACTAGGAGGAGCAACTATTTGTAGAAATAAATCTATCCACATACCTTTCCGCATTGCTCCAGTATAAGAAGCCTCAGTATCGCCTCCCGCCCTAGCCTGCAAAGCCAAGTCTGACAACTTGACAGGCAACATTACAGGATGCGCCAAACAAAGACCGACTGCATCTCCACCTTCATCAATCTTACCTTTAGCCAAATCTATATGAATATGATACTTAAGTCCCTTTTCTCCAACAAACCAAGAATAGAAATCAATATTGTCAGGAGAATCAGTTGTCTGTCTCCCATCAATCACAGGATTTACTCTCTGCTCATCAGTATTGTCTGAAATTATTCCTCGTTGGCCAATCAAATATCCTCTCTTGCTAGTCGGAGAAGACTTGCACTCATAAGTCATCATCGCAGTCTCTGGGTCTTTGTCATAAATCTCTTGAAAGTCACTTTTACTTTTTGCAAGATTTACCTCCCAAGTGGCCGCTTCCGAGATGAAAGTTGATGAAATAAGTCCCTTTTGCTTCCGAATTTTCTCTTTTTCAACCACCACGCTCATAGGACATCCTTCATAATATTTGTAACTAAAAACAAATACTGCCCCATATTTGCTACGTGACGTCACTGTCTCAGTGAGAGACTGGAGCAAACCTTTCTTCTTATCATACCTATTGCCAAGAGCCTTGCTCGGCCTGAAGGCTCCAATCTCATCAAAGGCAGCAAAAAGAAGAGTCAGCCCCTCTCCAGTATATCTTTCAGAGTTGAGAGAATGAGCCTTTATGCCACGTCCAAAGTCAATTTCATTTGTTTGTATCGCTTTCTTTTCTCTAATATCCATGTACTTGACTGCGCCATTGGTATCAATCCACCAGTTCCTAGTAGCAAACCAGTTCTTTCCTGTCTCTGGGTCGATAGTCCTACGAACAAGTCCTTTCAAGTTTTCAAAGAACACATCCTTCGCTTGGTCGGCATCAATCGAGACATTACAGAGGTCAACGGGAGACCCCTGCCCCAGTCCAAGAAATTCTTGAGGGTTATTCAGGCAACTCAACAAACACGCCGAATAGACAAATAACTTTGCTATTGTTCTATCCTTCCCAGAGCCTTTGCCCCAGTAGCACAATCCTGTCGTCCATCTCGTATCACGGAACTTCTCTGGATCAAGTCCAAACATCTCGTCACAAAATACTTGCTGGATAGGATATAACGGCTCCCCAATATATTTCTCGAAGAATTCTCGTGAGGTAGGGGGTTTTATACGCCACACATCATTATAGATTGCAACAGGCTTTTCTACTCGCCAAACGGAAGCCACCTTTTTGATGAACGCCTCAGTAGCAGTTAAAGAACCATCCTGTGTAAAGTCCCTTTCTTGATTCGATATTCTCCCCAATACTAACCCTTTCTAACAAACCCTGGCATATTCTGAGCAGACATAACATCATCACTCGGTTTCTTGAGTTTGGGTTTCATAAAACTTCTTCCCTCAGAAAAATAGGAGCATAGCACTACCGGCCCATATCCACTGGATGTCTCCTCACCAGAATAACCAGTAGCAGCACACAAGATTGCCATATCAATACTTTCTTCCAACTCTACTTCTGGAAGAGAGACACAATAATACTGGCACAACTTACACCGAAGAAGTTGTTCCTTTGAGACTCTCAGCTTCTTCACTAATATGTCCATCCCCTCTTTTGACGCCATTTTTCTTTCTCATCTTTCTTGGTTGAATTACCTTAACAATCGTAAATTGCATCTCATGGCAGTTTACTTCCTCACTCTTACCAAAACCAACCCCTTGCTGCCGTTTCTTCGTTACCTCGCAAACAACAAGGCCAAAAGGCCAAGTGTCCATGATTATTTTATCTGATTCTTCGTCCGACGAGACGATAAACGAATCTCCTGAAGTTATTTTGAAATCTCCCACTCAACCTCCGACTTAAAGGTGGCAAATAAGCATCATACTCATCTACATCATGGCAAGGAGGAATCTCACGATGAGGAACTACAAACTCATCTCCTTCATAATCTTTCCACCCATCTTTCATCTGCTTGTTCATTTCTTTACCCTCAACTTAGTCTTCTTGCGATTCGGGTCATCCGATTCTGGGAACTTCTTCTTGAAGAATTCCGCCACATCAACCATAACAATCTTACAGTTCCCACATATAACCTCAACCTCACCTAGATTATCAACAAGACGCCTACATCTAGGACATATCAACTGAGTAGTATCAACTGCCTCCACTTTCTACAACCCCCTCCAATGTATCCTTATCACTTCTTATCTTTATCCCTAAAACAATTCTCAGAGATAAGTTTATCTACCCATCTCGTCATTTCCTCAACAGAATATCGTCCTTCAGGGAACTGAGAATAAATCCCTATGCAATCAGGAGACATATCTGCAATCTGCCTTCTCTCCTCTTTTGACAGAAATATCGCAATCGGCTGTTCACTAGAATCATAAACAGTTTCACCTATTTTAACTTTCATTCTTCTCCTCCCCAACAATCTCATAAGAACTTACTTCTTTGAGCAAGTCCATATGTTCTAGTTCATAGCATATAGACTCACGCTTATCGCAATCTCTACATATCGAATTTACTATATTAGTCATATGCTGAAGAAGCAATAAAGCAATCCTTACATCTACAACCAACTTCATGCTTTCTCTTATCTTCTGGTCACGTTCTACCAATCGACCCACAAGATCAAGTGTTTGATTAAGTCTATCTTGAATCTTCCCCATCTCTCCTATAGCCCTGCCAGCCTCGATCACAAGTCTCAATTTCTCCTTTACAGATTCTACCCCTTCGCTCCCTCTCATACTTATTTCGCTACGCAGTTTATCTATAATCGCTTGAGTCTCATTCAGACCTTTCAGTTGATTCCCTATCATAGCCCTAGCCAATGCAGCTTCCTCTGACAATCCCTTGAGTTGGAAACTAGCCTCATATATCTGCCTAGAAGCAGTATCCACAAGATATTCCCGATATATCTTAGGATCATTCGTTGCCAATGGATGGCCACAAGTAGCGCACACTTCTTTGCCAGACTTCACTAATTGTTTATTCACTCAGTTTCAACTCCATCTGTGGAT